TGATTTCCACACGCGACGTACAACGTGTCACCCCACGACGCAAAATCTGCAAGATGTGGTGACGCGTCAACAACCACATCAACACCGCCGACCTGCACCGTTGAAAACGACCCGTTGGTCGACTCCAGCACGACACCGTTGTTAGCGACAAACACATGGTCGGTGCCATTCGCCAACGTGTGGACAAACATCGAACGTGGATCCCACGGCGACGCGACCGCAACAGAATTCCAACGCTCCCAACCCTTGCGCGAAAAGAAACCGCCGCGAGGATCGATGTCGACATTCAACATGTCAGGCGACTCGTTCTCGCTCAACTCGAACGCGTCAGCGCGAAGGTTCAACCCTCCCGTGAAATTCACAAGGTTTAACGCTTCGACACGAGCCATCAGATATCCCAGACGTACCTGACACTCTGAGTCCTGACACGCGTACCACCGTTGTAGACCAAAGGTTCGTGGTGTTGTGGACGCATGATGTCCTCGTGGGCCTGCTCGGCTGTTGCGGCCCACCGACGTATGTAAGTGTTCTCCAACTCAGGATCTTCCAACTGGGCGTACGCCAACGAACACGCATAATGAAACAACGGGATGTGCAACCGCTCATCCGCGTCAACCTCTGTCGCCGCACCAGCAGAAACCCAATCTGTCGGCTTACGCCAACCGCGAATCGTGTAATCACGATCCGTGGTTGGTGTTGGATACAACGTGATGTTCGAACCCCACCACGAAAAGTATTGAGGCAATCCGTTGCTCGAGTTGCCGTAAAACTTGTCTTCCGCCAACTCCGAACCAATCTGGATAAGGAGAATGTTTTCTTCCGTGTCGCGGATAGACGCAATCCCCGCCAACGTCGACGGCACGGACACAGACGAGCCGCTCGACGTCACCGACCACGACGACTCAAAAAACGGCCAACGCCGCTCCAACTGGATCGTGCGGTTGTAACCCTCGCGGATGTACATGTCCAACGTCGCGTTGGACAAATCATCCTCATCCAAATCCATTTGGGTGCGGACAGCGTCACGAATTTCACTCAGGTTCATTCGATTCGCCTTCCATCTGCTTACGACGCGCCTTTGCGTCCTCCAACATTCCCTTAGAGCGCAGATGGCCGACACAAAAACGTGTCCCCAACGCCTTCGGCCCCTTGCACGAATGATTCTGCGCTTCGCACAACTTCGGGTCGCGTTGCTGCACAGGCGCACCAGACCACAACGCCCGCTCAACCTCACCATGAGCGTTAGCCATAATGTGGCCTGTCGGCGCAGACCCGTACAGGGCGTTAACTACTGCAACTTCTTGATTGTCCATCATCTAGATAGACGAACCGTCCCCCACACAACAGAAAAGGGGTGGGCCGATGAACGGTTCGGCCCACCCCAGATCTGTAGATCAGGAATCGTCAGGAAGTGGCGATGTTGCTGATCTTGAAGTGACGCTTGCGGTTACGCACGGTCATGTTGCCGTAAGCGGTGATCACGCTGTAACGCGCATCCACCGTCGCAGCAGCACCGCTGGAAGCGTGAGCCGAAGCGGTGTTGCCCGACAGGCCATCGGTGAAAGCCGACTGCTTGAACCAGCGGGCCGTGTGACCAGCAAAACCGATGTACTTCGAGTTCACACCGTAAATGGTGCCTGCGGGGCAGTCGAAGTCCCAGTACATCGGGACGCCCTGAACCATCAGGTTCTGGAAGCCCGCGTTCGCGCTCTTCACATCGCTGTACCGCACCTGCGGGGTCAACTGTGACTCGTACAGTTCGAACACATCCTGCGCCGTGAACACGGCGTCGATGCGGTCGGTGCCCGAATCGGACGCGCTGTTCGAAGCCTCGGCAACGAACGCACGAACGTCAACGTCAGCAAACGCCGTGGCGGTCTTGTCGCGAACGACCGAACGCCAGTACTCGTTGCCAACAGTGGTGCAGTCAATGCCGCCAACGGTGGTCACGGTCGAGTTGTGGTCACCGATCAGGATGCCCAGACCGCTCCAGTCCGTAGCAGCAGCAAGAGAAGTAGCGAACAGCATGGTGCTGATCTTGTTCTTCAGGGTCTGCTCGGCCTGCATGGTCTTGGCTTCGAGAAGGCTGACCACCTGCTCTTCGCCGCTGTTCTTCGCCTCTTCCAGACCGCTGATAGCGATCGTGGCGTACAGCGACTTCCAGTCAAACTCGGCAGCGGTAATGCCATCTTGCGGGGTGATCGACAACTGCTCCCACTCACCGTAGGAACCCGCCTGACCCTCTGCATAAATCAAAGGCTCGACGATCTTGTTGCCGCCCGACAGCATGCGCAGACGGTTCTTCTCCATGAGGTGGAAAAGCACGGGACGCGAGTTGAACACGTTGTCGGTGAGCGTCTCGCGATAGTTGTCCAGCGTGGTGGACAACAGGGTGTCAAAGTTTGGATTGGACATGAGTTTCTACTCCTTGGCAGATCAGGAAGCGTTTTGCGCTTTCGCTAACGCCCACGCTTCTTGAATGGATTTGGGTCGAGTCGCAGGAGCAGGAGCAACAACGTCCCCGCCAGAACCAGCACCGCTCGAAACAGAAGCGGCGGCATCAGCCGACGCTCTCTTACGGGCCTGATCCTGAGCCGCTTTCCGTGCCTGCTGGTCAGAAGTTGCTGACTGGCGGGCCACCAAGCGGTCGAATGCCATTTCCTTGTACACGCTCTCCAGATAACGCGGATCGTTTAATCCTCTGTTGAGTGCCTCACGGATGACAGACGAAGGGTCGAAGTCTTCTCCGTACCTCTGCTGAAGTTGCCCCACAACCTGATCGAGTTGCTGCGCTGCCTGCTGCTGCTGGAAATACGTCGTCACGCCTTGCAACTGCTGTTCCAACTGCGCGATACGTTTCTCCGAAGGATCCGTGAACCAATCATCGGTGTCCTCATAGGACGTATTGGCTGCTACCTCGGCTTGACCAATCCCATAATGATTCTGCAGGAACCTCATCGTCTCCTGCGGATTGACCTGCATCGCTTGATCAACAGTTTCCCAAAACTGCACCTGCTGTGCCTTCTGGGAAAGTTCTTGAGTCTTACGCGTGTAATCCGCTTGACGTTGATATCCCTGCAACGCCTCCGCTACAGGCACCTCCAGTTCCTCACCATCTACCTTGACGCGTGCGTAATGGTTTCCGTACTCGTCCAGATCCAGATAGTTCGGCTCAGGGGCTATGTCTCCCTCGTCGACTTGTCCATCAAACGCGATGGGGTCTGCTTCGGGTGTGACGGCTTCCTCGGTGAAACCGCCTTCATCAAATGTGTCCAAGAGTCCTCCTCGGGTTGCTCTCAGTACCTATAGACAAAGTGTCCCGTCAGCGAATCTCAGATGACGGGACAAACCCAGAAGCACCCTGCACCGCAGCCATCAACTCAGGAGGAATCCCATCAACAGGTGACTGTTCGGGCATCGGAGGAGCCGCCTGTTCGCCGCCCTGAGGCATCGGTGCGCCCTGCTGTCCCTGCTGCTGTGGCTGCATCTGCTGTGGCTGCCCCATGAACATTGTTGGATCCTTAATCCCGAATCCGAACTGCAGCACATGGCGAGCCAACGCCATCGGGTCAACGATCCCCTGACCGACAAACGGGGCCATAGCGTCCACCAATTGGAGTGCGGATTGGCGACGGAACGACTCGTTCATCGGCTGGGTGGAGCCGGCCTCGACCTCGTAGTCGAACTCACCAGCGATGTAATCGCTGTCGAAATTGATCCACGCAGGAACCGCTTTCGAACCAACAACACGAATCACCTTCTCGCCAGTCATGTACATCTGCATCAACTGGATGACACGCGCACCACATTGAGACAAAGTCGACTCGATGCGTGACAACTTGTCCGCAGCACGCGAATTCATCGCGTCCTGAATCATCGCCGCCTCAGTCGCGGTACGACGTATCTGCGCAGTCGCGCCACGCATGTAATCCGACGTACCGCTGATCCGATCCATGTCCTGCTGGATCAACTCGGACTGGTTGTAGAAATCTGGCGGGGTGCCAATAGATGGCATTGGTGCGACAGCCTTCTGAATATCCATCTGGCCGTTCGTGTCAACAGGCACCATCGTGTTGTCCTCGTCAGACTCCAACGCTTTGATCCCGTCGGTGTCAAACGCTTCCTTGTCGTACAACCACTTGCGAGCAAACCGCTTACGGTGGTTCATCATCTGCGAACGAGTGTTGTTCAACTCGTACTGCAACTCCTCAATCGATTCCAACTCGCCCATCGGGTAGAAATGATCAGGAACCTCATAGTTGCGGATCATCACGAACGGATGGCCGAACGGGAACGGGATCGGCTTCGGAGCGATCAAAAACCCGTCTTCGCATGACTGAGCAAACGTGCTCACTTCGTTACGACGCAAGTCGTAGAACTCCCACACATCAACGTATGCGTACGGTGACGTATCGGGATCATCAACAACGTCGCGGCCATCACGGGCATCCTCTGATGACCATCGGGACACATGCGTACCACCAACCATCTTCCGATGCTTTGCGTCATAACGAGAATCGACACGAACGTCGCCTAACGGGCGACGAATCCGCTGCGCAATCCACTTCATATCTTTCGGGCCGCGAGCATCAGGGTCAACGTAAATGTCAAACGGGCTGATCCGTTCGATGTACGGCCTGTCGTCGTCCTCGATCATCCTTTTCTCGGACTCGACATTGCCCTCAACCGTTTCGTCACGGTCGTCGACGCCGTAGTCGTCGACACCGTGATCATCGGCCCGTGCCTCTTTGATCTCAATAGGCTTCGTCGCCTTGTACCCGACTTTGACCCAGCCGTGGCCCATCACCAGAAAGTCATCTACCGCTAGACGGAACTCGTCCTGATACTTGTAGGTGCGCCACATGTAGTTCAACACCTCTTCGGTGATGATTGCCTGCGCTGCCGCTTCAGGCTTGCGGGCAGAAACCACAAACTTTGGGTTGTTCACCGCGATCGAAGGTGCGATGACATTCTTGGTCGCAAACGCCATGTTGATGATCATGCGGTCTTCACGAGACAACGAGTAATGCTTGCCGCGATACAAATCGACCATCCGTTTCCACAAGTCGTCACGGCGTGAATCGTTACGCCAACGGACTGAACGGTTCAGTTCGAGATTCAACCGCTTCAAACGGTCAGAGTTTGACTGACGGGCCATCAGAACGAACTCTCAGGGATCTTTGACAGCCACGCCTGCGACATGCGGGCTGCAAGGTTCCACACGGCTACAACACCTGCAATAGCAGCAGCCTTAAAGAACGAGATATCGACAACTGCCGATGTCAACGGGGCCGCGGTCGCGCCTGCAACAAAAGTTGCGAGCGCACGCTTGAAAGCATCTTGATACGTCATCATTTCTC